TATCTAATTCTGCAAAATGAGCCATTTATATCATCCTTATTTAAGCTTGGAATTGATAACGGATAATAACTATGCCAGAACCACCCGCTTTTCCAGTACCAGACGTATATGGTCCACCTCCACCGCCGCCGCCTGTGTTGACAGTTCCGGCAGTTGCATTATCTGTTTGGTTAATACCACCGTTACCGCCGCCGCCAACACCACCACTCGCAACAACTCCACTGCCGGAAGCAAAGTTCCCTCCGCCACCGCCGCCAGCGTAGACAGTAGGAACAGGAGAACCTGAAATAGCTGATGTAAGACCAGCACCACCACTACCTGCTATATAGAGGCTTACATAATCAGTACCAACTGCACTAGCACCGCCACCGCCACCTCCACCAAAATAAGTGGTATCTCCGCCATCGTAGCCAGAAATACCGGATGTTCGCGCCGCTCTTGTTGTATTGTAAGCACCTCCGCCACTAGAGCCACCACTTCCCTGTCCCGCTTTACTGTACCATGAAGCACCGCTCATGCCGCCACTTGCTGTTATCCCCAAAGCCGACGATGCAACACCGGGTGTAGACAACACTGTTTGGGCAGATGTACCTTCGTTATCTCCACCCGCGCCACCAGCCCCCACAACTACAGAATAAGTTTGGACTGTTACTGTTATTCCGGTTTCATTAGCCTGACCACCACCTGAGTTTTCAGAAGCGTAACTATTACGGACTGCACCGCCGCCACCTCCACCGCCCATTATAGCGCCACCGCCTCCGCCTCCTCCAACAATCAAGTAATCTACAACAGCATCACCAGCAGTTGTAATTTCAAAGTTTCCATTGGCTGTGAAAGTATGGACTTTAAAACTACCATCGGTAGTAATCGTACCACCCGTAGCCACGGTATAGATCGTAGCCACGCTTCCGCTGATTCCGCCAGCACTACTTAGCCCGCCGTAGCCACCTGAAATGTCTGACCCACCGATACTCATTAGGCCGCCAGTTTCTTAATATCCTGTAATGTACATGAAAGTTCCATGATTAGCTCCCACTACCAGATTGTACAATGCGAAGCGTGATACTCCCGCTGGTAAAGGCCGAGATAGCCAGCCGAATAGCCGCAGGGGGATTGGTGTAATTGCCATCAAAGTTAGCCGTCTTAGCAGTCACAGTACCGTGTGCATATATCGTGGCATCATCTTCTAAAAATCCCTGTGCTAAGACATTATTAAACGTATGCTCAACTCCTGCGGTTCCCGCACCCGCTGTGGTAATGTCCAGACCCATACCTACGTTAAAGTCGTTGCCTCGATAATTAAGAAGATACCACTGACTTTCGCAGGTACCGTTAACACCCGCTGTGACTCCAGTTGCATCATGTGTACTTGTGATAGAAGTAACTGTTGCGAAGTTCTTAGTTCCTACAACGACAGTAGCATTTGGACCAGTGATGGCCTCAGTTAGAGCGTTGCCGTACCGATCAGTACCTACAATAGTGAATGTCGCCGCCGACTCATTAGAGGTGCAGGTGATTGTAACGTGCTGGGGTTGGGTGAGCGTAGTTACTCCATCAAGCTGGAGAACCCAAGGGGTTGTAATGCTTTCGGTGGTCGAGATGTAATCAACATCATTAGCTTGCGGGGTAAGAGTGATGGCTTTCGGTTTAGACATCTTTATATCCTCTTCAAATGTGAGTAAGACTACTTCTTTACAGGGGTAGCCTTCTTGTTGGGTTTAGATTTAGCTGCCTTCTTGGATTTCAGGACAGGGGCTTCAGATTGACCGTTACCCACCATCCTGATCCAATTAGTCGCGGCCTCGCGACCACTGAAGGTTTTCACCAGCGTTTCTTCATCTGGACCGCCGACTACCTCGACAGTCCATTTACCCCCAACCATAGTTAAGTTGGTTTGCATGATTAACGCTCGTTCGCAACGAAGATGTAATCGAAGTCCGAAGTATCAGCAGCAGCGGAGCCATTAAGCAGCCCGAAACCCACAGCCAGTTCATCGGCGGGGACATCAATACTGGTCATGGTATCGACCAGTACGTCATCGGCGTAGCACTTGATTGACGAAACGCCGTCCCAATATGCGGCCAAAGTGATGAAAGTGTTATCGGCCACAGTAGCGAGAGTCGCGCTATCGGAGTCTGTGGTGTCGTCGTCATTGTTGAAGTACACAGCAGCGGCACCGTCAACGCTCTCGAACTGGAAGCGCGTGGTGGCGTCTTGCGGTGTGGTGTCTGTGGAGTGCAGACCAACAATCCAGTCGCTCTGGATTGCGTTGCCAATACTCACACGAGTTTTCAGGAAAGCCTTCTTGCCGTCAACCAGCTTAAAGGTTTCAGAAATCCACTCCGCGAAGATACCGTCGTTTTCGTTAGCTGCCGTGGTGATACGAGCCAAGCCACCGTCTGCGTCAGGAACGGTGATGGCAGAAGTACCTGCTCCAGCAGAAGTAGCTGTCAGGGTCCACTGCGCGGCAATCGGAGTGGTGTCGAAATCATCGAAGAAGACGTGATACTTGGTGGGGTCGAGCATCCCAAACTCATACAGGGGATTACCGGATGTGACGTTTGATACGCCGCCAGTGAAATGTGTAGGCATTGAATAGTTCTCCTATGTAAACCAGAGACGACATGAGGTCGGCTCCATCAAATGCAAGAACACAGTGTATGAGCATTGGTCAGAGAATACTAGTAAAAAGAGCCGGACCCGAAGGTCCGGCGAGTTTAACAGGGAGGTTGCGCCTCTCCCTAGAGGCGCAGATCAACACTTAACATAAAAAAGGGGAGCCGTGAAGCTCCCCTTTTCATTAGCTTATAGCCTTCGGTTAAGCAGAACCGGGGCTACCAAACAGTCCGAGGTAATCGGAAACGCCGAAACTATAGCGTTCGCGAGCCTTGTACCGAACATTACCGCTATCAAAATCTCCATCCATCGATGTAGACATTGCAACACGGTTGAAGTACTTCGGTCCATTAGGAACGTCAGTTTTCAGGAACCAAGCGTTGGTATCCGTCAGATAGTGATTGACGCAGTAGCCATCACGAACGGTGCTGTTATGCACAATCGCGTTGACATCGTTGTCAGCCACACCCGTCCGGAACTGAGAGTTCAGGATACGAGTAGCAACGAACTGCAAGTTGGTCGGGATGACCAGCTTGACAGGCTGCGCTGCGATCTTCAGGCCACGTTCGTCTGTCCAGTTGCTGATCTGGATGGTAGCGTCTTCGAGAGACGTTTCATTCAAGTCAGTAGCTGTTGCAGGACGGTTAGAGAGGTTCGCGCCGCTCACAATACTATGTGAAGTCGAGAACAACTGGTCGCCGTCACCGGACAGGTAACCTGTGGTAGCCGTAAAGCCCGTATTGAACGGCACCATGGATTTAACCTGTTTGGTGTAGTTCATGGCGCGAGCCAGAGCTTTGGTGTACCGGGAAGAAAGACTATCGTACAGATTATCTTCCATCGCTTCTTCAGTGATGGAGAAACCCATAGCAATCGTCTCGTGGTCATAACGCTGAGAGAAGCTCTCCTGCGCCGTGTCGTAAGAAAGGCTTCCGCCCTCTTTCTTCACAGGTGCAGCGCCGAAACCGGAGAGTTTTGTCTCCTCCTCAAAAGATCGATCTGAGCTTTCTTGGTCGTAGATTTCGGTGTGTTCGTCAGCGTATTTGTCGTACTCAAGGCCAAACAGGGCATTTAGACCCGGAAGGAGTTCCTTGAGCAATTGGGCGCGTGAAATTGAAGCCATTAGTCAAATCCTTCCTTATTAAGAGCCAAGTGCTAAATTATATTGATGAATATCTGCATTCCACATGACAAGCACGTCAGTGAAATCATCCCCAACAGAACTATCAGGGCCATCAACAAAATCAATAATACGCATTGGAAGTGTATTGGTTGTAGCAATGTTGCCGCCGTCAAGCGCCAAGATTGATTTGCCAATGTTTGTGTTTCCAGCGGCGTAAGTGATTATATCGCAGTTATTACCAAGGCCGGTCTGGGCGATGGCTGCATCACCTTGGACTTGAAATATCTGACGAGGATCATCCGCAACGTGAGCCAAAATGTCCGTAGCAACTGTGGAAGCGGTCCACATCTGGGAGAACAGTTTGTAGTTGAGGTTGGGGTCCGTGAAGCTGCAACCCTGAAACACGCCGATTGGGCGAGTAGAGGATGTTGCTGTGTCGAGTTCGATAGTTCCGGTTGCGGCGAGTTCCGCGACATCACCATAAAATATGCTGGTGCCGTAAGAGTTCGTCACTTTGAGTTGACGGAATGAACCATTTTCATAGCCGCCAAGTCGATTAACCGGAACGAAACCATAAGGGGCTGCTGTAGCTGCCATCTTATTTGCTCCTGTATTAGGTTAGAACCAATGCAAACGCGCCTTAGCGTTTGCGACCAGCGCCAAACGATACAGTGGAGTTTCTTTCTGTTTCCAGAAGGGGCATCCTTGGATCGTTTTCGCGCATAAAGTTTTGATCCACACTTGCCGCCTGATCCGAGGCCATACCTGCGTAGTAGTTTGCGCGAGCTTGCATTTGCTCAGTCAAACACTTACACAACATAAGCCCACCAATAACAACGTTGTCTTTAAACGCCGTGTTGGTGTCCGACATGATCATCAATTCGGGATGATCTTCGGCTAAACAAGGCTCCCAACCTTCACGATACCTCATAGAAACGTTTCTGTTGTCGTCTTCACCCAGCATTGCTGTGCGAACCCAACGGAACTCGTATCCGTCTTGAGGCGTAGGGTCGGGCAGATTAGAGGGTGGCAAATAGTGTGTCACCCGTTCTTCTGTCTCGCGTGTCTCTTCTTCTCGCCCTTTCGAGGCGGTGCGCGTATCTTCAGCCATTAAGTTGCTCCTTTGCGACCTGAGCGGCGTATTGTTTGTTCGATAACCCAAGGCGCTTTGCGAGAGCGACTTGAGTGGCGGTTAGCTGCACTTTGCGCGGGGGTTTACCGCCCCGTGACGGACCACCAACCGGTGGTTTTTTCCTCGGATTGTTCGCAGCAGAAGTATTAACTTCCGTACCACCTTGGTCACTTTCCGAGAACCGATCAGGGAATACTGTCCGCATTCCTTGGTCAATCTTTGTATAGTACTCTTCATCAGTGGCCGGGTTCAACCCCTGATGTACTAATTTCTGGTGCAAGCCCACTGCGTACCCCGTCATGTCTTCGCTTCCACTCGCGTGGAACCAAGCATTATTACGGAGCCAACTGGCCGCTCTGGCGTCCTGCTGGGGCAGTGGTGCATTCAATTGCTGCTGCGGTTGCTGCTGCTGCTGCTGTTGCTGTTGCTGGGGCGCTGGGCGATTAAACCGGACACTTACCCGCTCGGCTTGGAGCCGGGACAACGTCTGCTGGGCTTCTACCAGCGCGTCCGTGTCGCCGCCCTCATAGGCTTCTTTAAACTCAGACTTAGCTTTTTCCAGTTCTGCGTCTGTCCGGGCGTCAAACTGCTCGGTGAGAACTTTATTGCTGTTATCAAGGCTCTGCTTGAGTGCCTGATTGTCGCCAGCGACCTGTTCGGCGTAGCGTGTAGCCTCTTCAGCTTGGCGCTGGGCAGCTTCTTTGGAGCGGCGCTCCTCATGAAACTCGAACTTAACGGCTTTTATACGTTTCTGAGCATTCTCGGAGTAATCTTTAATCTCCTGCTCAAACTCGTCGCCATCCACGTCCATGCGATCTGCGGCGGGTCTAGCTTCTCGGATGTCTTCTTCCGGGGTGTCATCAAGGACTTCAATCTCAAGATCGTCGTCATCTGGCTCCGGAAGTCCTTCAGGCTCTTCAAACTGGGCGTTAGTGTCTGCGTTCATCATATCCGTGAAACTCCTCTTGGGTCATCGACCACGGCCTGAACCGTATCATCGTTGATGATCCGGAACTCTTCGCCTTTAACCTTAAAGCGCACACCCTTGTAGGCACCAATGAGGACAAAATCACCTTCTTGGCACCAAGGCGTGTCGCCAAAGCGGTCTGTGTCGTTATAGCACTGGTCGCCCATCTTCAGGACTAGGCCAAGCACTGTAGAGACCTGCTCAAGCTGCCGGGTGCTGTCGGCCTTAATGATGCCACCTTCGGTGACTTCTTCGACATCCGGAATAGCGATAAGAATACGCCAGCCTTTGGGCTGTGGTATTTTGTTCTCATCGATTTCCTCTTTTGGCTTGGCTGTTGGTCCCAGACCAACAAGTGCAGGTGTTTTGATCTGTTCGATCTTGGCTGATTTAGTCATGTGTCAAGCTTTTCCCGTTCTTCGATCTCATCAAGAATGTCCAGTATGCATCTCTCTGCTATAGCTAGACCTTTGATGACGCCAGCTTGCCCTGCGTATTCGATTGCTATCATGTCGGCGCTTTCACTCGACAGACAACCCCCTGTAGCAACAACATCCGCGATCTCATTCATCTCACGACGAATACGTTCTTGGATGGTAGCTAAAATATTATCGGCCAATGTTCATTCCTTCAAGTGTTTTCTTCATTTTCGTCCGACTTTTGTACAACCTTTGAATTAGAACTGAACATACCCATGAACTTTCCGGCCATGTTCTGAGTGTCCCGTATCCGTTCATTTGCAAGGCGTTCCTCCTCTAACTCCGCAGATTTATCGTTGCGTTTGAGGTTAACGCCTTCACGCATCTCGGCTTGCGCGTTTTGTCCGGCAATACGGTCACGTTCGATCTGATCGTCGGCAAGGCTTTGGGCAACATCAACACCCAGTCGCGCCCCAGCTTGCTTCTCTTGGGACTTGATACGGGCCAACTCGATTTCCAAACGCTTGAGTTCGATCTCTTTGTCGAGCTTGTCGCTGGCAACACCAATACCGATCTTGGTGCCTTCGATCTTCTCCTTGGAGGCCAACTGCTCTTTGCCCAACATGGAGCGGAGTTTGTCGGCCATGCCTTTGCGCTGGACCTCGGCCTTCTTGGTTTCCATCTCGGCCTTCTGGATTTGAAGGACGGGATCGTTCTGTGCCTGAGCGTTCTTCTGTGCCTGAGCCTCGGCCTTGTCTTTCTTGAGCAGCTTGTCGGATGCATCGGCCACCAGCTTGGACAACATGACTTCAGTCTCGGCTGGGAGGTCTGCATCGTGTTCGGGCATCGGAACGCCCAACTGTTTCTCTATTTCACGACGATACTGGAAGGCCACATGCTCTTGGATATGCGCCGCAGCCGCAGCCATGATAGCTTTCGCGGCTGGGGTCTGGCCCATAATCTCAATGATCTTGGGGTCTTCAGCCGCTGATATATGAACTTTGATATGACTCTCGTGATCCTGATGTACGTGCGCCTTGACTGGTTTCCCGGTCATCAGGGCCATATTTTCGGCCACTGGGTCTTTCGGCTTCATCTCATCATCCATCGGGATGATCTTATCTGCGTTCTCAATCCCCATAACCTCAATCATCTGCCTGTGCAGTTCTTTCAGGTCATAGATGTGCGGCGCGGTGGCGGATAGCTGATGCACTGCTTGGTGCTGCATAATCCGGTGCGCCATCGTGGAGGCATTTGGGTTGGACACGGGGATGATATCTACCCGATCATCGTAATCTTTGGCCCGTGTCGCGCCATCCTCGACATCATACTCGTATTCAGCCGGGGCGTGGTCGCGCACCAGATTGGCGATCAGCTTGAACTCTTTACGCATCGACGCATGGATACGGGCTTGAACACCGCTCATAACCTTCATGCCACGCTCCAAAAGAGCCAAGGTGGTGCCAACAGGCGCTTGGGAGTTCATATCTGATATTTTTAGGTCCGCAATTGAAGCAATCGCTCGACCTTCTTCGACAATACTCCCCAGCAACTGGTAAAGAACATTGGAGGGTTCTTTATAGGGTACAAAAGCAATGTTATCCTTGATGGAGCCGCCGGGGACATCGACATCACGGAACTCGCCGGGTCTCAGAGGGGAATTATCACCCTTAATGCGGAGGCCACGGGATTTAAGTCCGGCGGGGAGGTTAGATAGTGTGCCAGCGTCCACAAGCTGGCGAAGGATGCTAGTAGCAGACTTAGCGATACCACCAAGGAGGTGAACAAGGCCAATCCCATAAAATCCAAGGCCCGGCAGATAGGGGTAGTGAATAAAGAACTCGTTTTTAAGCTTAAGATCATCATCTTCATCCCAATTCCTGTAAATACCAAGAATAATGTCGCTGCCCTTGTCGATTGTGATGAGATAAGGGAGCGCAATGCCTGTAGGCTCTCCATCTTCGTCCAAATCCTCGTATCCGGGGATATCATACTCGACGTGCATCTCCAGAAGGCTGTGACGGTCGTCTTTTTCGGCTTTAGGGGCTTCTCCGGCGGCTTTTGCCTCTTTTGTATCTACGTCCGTGTACTCCATTGTGGGTTTCGGGACATCAGTCATGCGGTATTGGCCGGAATACTGCGCTTTTAGGAGGTCGTTGGGGTACATCTTCATGACGTGGGTCATGCGGTTGCATGATGTGAGGTCTGTGGTGCCATAGTTGACCACAAAATCGTCGGCCATGATGAAACGCGCCACCTGACGGCCCAGCGCTGGGTCAAAATAGACCTTCTTAAAGATTGACCCGCCAATAGCTAGATGGAACAGCGCCTGTTCGTGTTCTTGGCGGTATTCGGTCATTATTTCGGTGCATTGGTAGTTCATATCCTTGCGGACACGTTTGGACTGCTTCTCTCTTTCGCGATCCGCCTTGCCAGCTATCCTAGTCATGACAGGTCCAGATGCCGGAAACGTCTCATTCATGGCATCGGCTTGGAACTTGATCACGGCTTCGGTCAAAATAGGGTGGAACACGCCACTCGCGCCAGCCCATGGCTGAGAGCGGTTCTCAATGTTGAGGCCCATCAGGGATATGCCTTTGATATAGGCTTTCTCCCACGGGTCGCGGGTCTCTCTGTCGTCTTTATACGCCTGAACAAGCTCATCGGAGATGCCTGTAAGCACTTCGTCTGTGAGTTTGTCGGCTAGGTTCTCGCTATGCTCGTCCTCGCCGCCCTCCTCATCCCCGTTGGGGTCGAAGTCTACGACGACAGAGCCGTCCTCGTTCATTTCCTCTTCGGCCAACTCGTATTCGAGTTCTTCGCCGAGCGGTTCAAGCTCAATCTCCGGTCCTTCCTCAACAAGGAGGTCGTTCGGGTTAAGCGCTTTATCTATGTTGGTTGCCATGCAGCCCCCTAATAATATTCATATGATTTGGCCGGAAGAACTTGTATGTCATCTTCTTCTTCATCCTGAGTGCTTTGGATAAACCCGCCTTGGCGATACCGCAGCAACGCCTGAGTGGAGCTATCCACGTAATCATCATGCTCCCCAGCAGGAAATTCAGCAAACTCTTCGATGACCTCGTCGGCCCATCTGTGTTCAGACGCCCACACCACACCGGACGCGAACAAGTCGGAAACTGCATTCACACGAGCGATCTTATCGTTTCCACGGCTCGGTGTAAACTCCGAAACGGGAATGCCCATGGCACGTAGCTCATAGATGAGCGGCGCACCGGACGCTCTTTTCTCCACGATCAGCGCCTCTGGGTCCCATTCCTTGTACATCTCATGGGCCACTTTCTTCAGTTCCGGGAACTCCATACGTTTGCGGTAGGCGTCCAGCAGGATGATGTTCGCCATCATTTTGCCAGTGTCGGGATGCTCACGATAGAACACGCCCCAAGTCGTACAGGCGCTGTAATCGCTACGCTGTGTCTTCTCGAAGGCTGTGTCCCAGCTTTGGATAATAAAGTCACAGGCGGGGGGTTCTTTATGTTCCCACCGTTGCCACCACTCCCGTTTGATCAGAGCGCCCTCTTCGGCGGTTGGCGTCTGCTGATACTGCGCCATCCACTTCGGAATGGGCAGTTCGGCCTTGATGGCGAGGATTTCTTTCTCCGGCCAATACTCAGGCCAGATGGGTTGCCCGCTCGGCAAAATGGCTGGAAGCTCAATGACCTCCCACTCTGAGAGGGTGCCATCCTCCGCCGCCTTCTTCAGCACCCGCCCTGTCAGGTCACGTTTTGACCAGCGGGTCATGACGATCACAATAGCTGCGCCGGGCTGCACACGCTGACGAGGGCCTGATGTGTACCACTCCATGACGCTGTCATAAATCTCTGGCTTGGTCTCGGCTTGCTTTGCCTGTTGCTCACTATGTGGATCATCAATGACAATCAGATTGCCACCACGGCCTGTCAGAGTGCCGCCAACGCCGACTGCGAAATACTCACCCTTCTCAGTGGTCTTCCACTTACCCGCTGCCGCGACATCCGCATGGATAGCCGTCTTAGGGAAGATGTCCTGATACGCCTTGTCGCCAATCGTATCACGCACCTTACGACCAAAATCGACGGCTAAGTCAGAAGTGTTGGAGGCTTGGATCACATACTTGGCTGGATGATGGCCTAGATACCACGCCGGGAATAGATGGCTGGCGAACTCGCTCTTGGTGTGGCGCGGGGCCATGTTGATGATTAATCTCTTGAGTTCGCCACGGGCCACCCGCTCGAAGGCTTCCGCCATGATCTTGTGGTGGTAGCCTTCAACGAAGCCGGGCCAAACCTGTTTGACGAAAGAGATAAAACTGTCTTTTGATGTGCGCTGGGCCTTCAGCCCATTGAGGTGCTGCACCTTCTTGAGGATTTCTCGTTGTTCCTCAACAGGCAGTTCGTGGATGCGATCCAAATAGCTCTTAATATTGTCCGGCAACATTTGGGGATGTTAACTGGATCATACAGGTGAAAGCAAGAAGAAACGAGGATATGCCTTATCCAGCATCGGCAGGGGGCTGCTCTGCTGAAGTAATACGGATGGACCGGGCAAGGTTAGGTATCCGTTCGACATACCCCCGTTCCTCAAGTTTGGAGATCAAGAACTGGACACTTGCCTTGCTCTTGGCCCCCAATGCGGTTTGTATCTCTGAGTACGAAGGGCCGTAGCCATTACTGGCCCAGTAATCTTTAATGGCGGTGTAGCAGTCATGCTGCCGGGGCGTCACGTCAGAGGCCCTTCATGATCTGGTCGATCACCTTAGTGAAGTTATCTTTGTGGTGCTTAGGGTTAACGCCAGCGGCCTC